CATTTCTCAAGAATACGCCTACGATGGAATCCTAGATGAATGGTATTTACATGCCCCCGAATACAGGGTAATTGACCCCGCAGGGGTTGTGTGTTCCTCGCTACGAAGTGCCGTGTCCGTAGCGGGTTATGTGTTAACGGCTAAACGATTGATTATGAGGGAACGACATGAATTGGACCGAAGAATTTAGACCAACAAAAATTGAAGAGATTATAGGACAACATAAATTTACAGAAGATGCCCAGCGATGGGTTGAGAAAAACCATATGCCTAACCTACTACTTCATGGTAGGCCGGGAACCGGTAAAACATCAGCCGCTTTCGTCATGGCTAAATTATTCTTGGGTGAGGATTTCAAGACTAACTTTCTTGAGATTAACGCCAGCCAAGACCGCAAACTAGAAACCGTGCGTGAGACTATTTACAATTTTCTTACGACGAGTTCTGTTAGCGGGAACAGGATGAAGTTTATCCTACTTGACGAAATAGAAGGCATGACTAAGGACGCTCAACGAGCATTGAAGCGCACTATGGAACGAGCAGTAAATACTACATTTATTATCACCTGCAACGACTCCTACGGTGTAGAGGAAGCCTTGAAGTCAAGATGTGCTAATTATCTGTTTCAGCCCTTACCTGATGAAGTGCAGGTTGAAAGACTTATGCAAATTTTAAGTGGTGCTGACAATGCACTAGAGGTTGATGAAAGTAAGAGAAATATAGTCCAAAAAATTGTAGAAAGTTGCGACGGAGATTTTCGTCGTGCTATTAATGAGGTTCAAGCCTGCATTTTTTCCGATGCAAGTCTTGATGAAATCATGGAAGCAAAACTAAAGTTCTACAAAAATGCTCTCCAGCAAATGTTGAGTGGCGACCCTATGGGTATGAACTATCTCAACACGCTGGTAAAGAATGGACAAAGTGTGAAGGATATATGTAATAAACTCCTACAAGCCGTTATGGAAATTGATGTGGACAATACCACAAGGTTTATGTGCATATCAGCAGTAGGAGAAATGGAGTGGAGGAGCCGAAGTGTCTCACCGAAGGTATTGATTGCTTGGTTCTGCTCCCAAATTATGAAAAACAATAGGAAGTGAAAAAAAATGATTGAAAGAGTAGAAAACGAATTGGTTAGTCTTGCTAAGAGACTACAAATTGAAGAAGAAGAAATGAGCGCAAAATACGCCGAGTTAGCCTTGAGCAACAACTTGGATTTGGAGGATGAGCGACAACAATTGATGGCTATGTCATTGACCCGTCAATATGTGAGAAGTCGTCTTGCCTCCAACCGTTCTAATTCCCAACAAAGTTTTGGTGCTATGGTTACTGGATTCTTTGTGGGAATTGAGCCAGTCCGAGACATTATGGAATACAAGCGTAAGAATGTCCGTTCTCGTTACAATGCTGATGCGTCCCAAGCCCTTACGGATGGTTTGGTTGCTGAGATTGTTCTTGAGGATGGAGAATACAAAAAGACCCAAGTTAAGAACGGTGAGTGGGAAACAAAGGTTGTCCCTCATGTTCACGATGCGGCAATTGAAATCAACGAGGAAACTTGGATTGTTCCCATTGATTCAGTTCGCACTTGGCAATCCGGCGACACCAACAAAAACTACGGTATGCCTTTGCCCAAGGAACAACATCAAGTGCGAGCGCATTTCATCGGACAGAGGGAAGATGGTGAAACCCAACTTTGGACTGTTCAATTGAAGAATGAAATGGCTAAGAATTTCCGTGCTGATACTTTCCGAATGCTGACCTTTTACGGTCTACCCAACGAGGAAAGAAATGCAATTTACGGTATTCGCAACAAAACTCTAGAAACCTTGACTTACATTGATATTTTGGATGAGGACGACCCACGATGGTTTGACACCTCTTCCTTCAATTATGAGGATTCTTTGGTTGAAAACATGGGTGAGTTTGTGACTGACCTAATGGACATTGAAGCCTATCATCAAGAAATTCAAACCCAGCAGGGATTGAAAATTGCTATTACTGATGGTATCGTGACTAGCATGAATCTCAAGGTGAACGAAAACACGGGCAACCGTGTGATTTGGATTGAGCCTTTGGATGCAAACTATGGCTTTGAGGATGAGGATATGCCCGAATCTACTCCTGTTTGGGTTCCTTCCCATGTGGACATTGACTTTGGCGTTGGCTCGGATATTGTCGTTATTGGACGAACCAGCCAATCTCAAAAGAAAGACGAAAGCGGCTATCCGATTGACGGGGAATACAACCCTGTTTCCATTAACCTTTACGGACTGAATGTTCGTTTGGGAACTGGCTTGGAAGAAGCAATTGATACTTCCGACGATGATTCGCTGAATTACTGGTGATATATTGTCGGCATAGAGATACAGCGACAGTATCAGCCGTGTATATGTGGCGGTTGAATGACATACGAATAGGTGCGAAGCCTATACCTTTGGAGGAAAAAAAATGATTATTAGAATGAATGAAATTTTGTTGGATATGAACGAAGTGGAAAGCATTGAGTGGAGACACCAAGAAGACGATATGTATAGCGTCCGCTTTCACATGAAACAAAGTGGGAAAATGTTCACCCGCATTGTGCATGAAAACCAACTACAACAACTAAAAGAACAATTTAAAGGAGAGGAAGAAGAATGAGTTTGAAAGGAAAAGGAAAGGCTAGCAAAATTTTGTCTAGCGTTAACGAAGAAGAAAGAAATACGGCTTTTGCTAAGGCAAAGGCAAGAGCGTTTGCACAACGAAAGAACCTTTTGGAGCATGAATTTGCTTACATGATTTGTGGTGTTTCGGGCGACCCCGGAACAGGCAAAACGGGTATCTGTTTGGATTGTAGAACGGAGGAAGAAAAAGAAACACATTGGGTTTTTGTGTTGGACTTTGACGAAGGAGCAGAACCTACTTGGAGGCAACATTGGTCCTCGGATGATAAGGTGTTTATCTACAACCCCCATGTCTACAAAGACGACATGACAATTGATTATTTGGCTACTGCTGACATGGCCCGTTTCTTCATTGGGATGGTTAAGGAAGCAATTGAGAGTAAGAAAATTAGTCTTGACGAAGAGGAATCAATTGAGGTTCAAGCAGTTAAGGCTATCGTCTTTGATGGTTTGGACACTTGGCTTGACACTACAAACATGATTGCTCGTTTGAATCACATTAAGGGTAATGACCCACGACAGGCTGATAAAGTCAAAATGGTTCCTACCCAATGGTTTGCTAGGACGCAAGAATACCAGCGTTTGTTTAAGGCGGCTTGTCAATTGGAATGTCACAAGTTTTTCATCACCCACATGAAAGAAGTGCATGACGGATTTGAAGTAGTTGGACAAAAGCCCGATTGGGAAAAGTCCACTACGGCTAAACTTTATCAACACATTCACACCTACCGTGAAGAAAGAAATGGTAAGACGAGCCTTTACGCAAAAGTCACTAAATCAAAGACCAATGCAACAAACGAAGGTCAAGCCTTTTTAGTTTTTGAGAATCAAAAGGGAGAGGTCACTTGGAATGGCCTACCCGGAATCAAGGAAAATACTCTTTGAATAAACGATTAATTGTGTGGTATTATGAATAGAATTTATGAACAAATTGGTGGTGAAACACATGAAAATTACAACGAATGGAAAAAGATTGAAGAATGATATTAATGTTGCCCTAATTAAGGGTAAGTATAACAAGGGATTACTTAGTGAAAATTCAAGTCTTGGGAACGAGATTCGCCTTACGGCTACTAAAGAATATCTAACTATTGAAAACGGGGATATGTCTACCTACATTAGAATTGAATCCCCGGTTAGTAAGTGTGATAGTCCGGGTAGGTTTTGTGTCAATGCTGAAACTTTGCTAAAGTATCTGCCTGATGAAGAATGCACTATTATTACTGTTGAAGGTATTATCAAGGTTGCCTATGGTAATTCTATTGCTGAATTACCTTCCCTTGAACGACACCAATACGCTCATGTAATGGAAAGGTTTTCTCCTATGTGTGAGACAAACCATGAAGAAAGCGAGTCTTTGCAGGTTACTGAAAAGTTGACTCTTTCTACCAAGGTAGCGGTTCATACTAACGCTTTAGTGGAGAGTCTTAAAACTGCTGAGAAGGTTGGAACTTCTGTTTATACCTTTGGGTATGATGGAGAAACACTTACTGTTTCTTCGGAGAGGGGTTCACAAAACTTCTCTACTCGCCTTGAAGCAGTAGATGGTTATTCCGGTCCCAGCGTTGGTTCCTTTTCTTTGCCTATTGTGAAGCCTATTCTGCAAGGTGAGGATGATTGGACATATATTTACTACGATGATGAAATGCCCTTTGTTTTTGTTAACGGAGGAATAACTATTCTTCGTGCGCCAAGAATGGAGGCTTAAATATGGAAAGAGAAATTTTACTAACGGTGCTAGCAACAATGCGACAACAACTTCACGATACACTAATGCATAACCTAAACGAGAGAAACACAACACTAGAACAGTTTCTTAAAATGTATGGAGAGAGTAATAGTGGTGTTATCTTGTATTTGATTGGTCAAGTAAGATTACTTGATACAATTCTAAACATGAATGCGAATGCGGAGGAAGAAGAATGAGCAAACACGAAGACAATGTGTGCATAAAAATTCAACAACGGGCAGAAGTCGGCAAAAAGAAATACGGAACAACAATGGAAAGAGAAGACCTTTCGGTTCACGAATGGCTTACCCACCTTCAAGAAGAATTGATGGATGCCTCCGTATATGTTCAGCGTTTGCTTGAAGAGTTTAAGGACATTGAACTTACAATGAAATACGGAAGAGACTTCGCACAAATGATGAGGGATTTGAATGAGTGAAGGCCCTCAATTTAAACTAAACCTTATAATTAAGGGGGGTTGGTATTGGAGAGATACCACCGCTAATGAACTAAAACGACATTTAGTTCATTACATACAAAATCAAATGCAATATGAAATGCGAGAAAATGATATAGAGATTGAAATACTGAGTGATGAAGATGATGATAAACACGATTCAGGAGAACAACGAACACAGGATTAAACTTCGTTATCGTGATGCTAACAATAAAAGAATAGAAGAGACATTTGATTGTCGTCCCTATTTTTATTTACCAATTGATACCAAAATCGGTAGAAGCATTATTGTTAAAGGTAGAAGAGTAGACTTTGTTAGAAGCAATACCGATAAAAGAAATTTGAAGGGTATTCCTCTTATCAAATATTACTATGAAAACCCCTACGATAGATATAATATTATGCAGGAAATCCACAAAACCGAGAGAACCTATCAAGGTGATGTGGATGCGGCTAGGCTTTGGTGTATTGATTCGGGCTATGAGATTCCCGAATATAATTTGCGTAAGTGGTATTTTGATATTGAAACTCAAGTTGGTGGGGAACACGATGGAAAAATTACGGTGCTGAGTATTTATGATAACTACACTCAAAAGGCTACTGTAATGACTTGGTTTGCTGAACTAGTTATTCACAAAGAACATGAATGGCTTGAGGTGTATGAAAACGAAACTGATATGCTATACGCCTTTATCCGTTTAATGCAGGAGCAAGACCCCGACATGATTATCGGTTGGTATTTACTTGGTTTTGACATACCAAAGGTTATTTCTCGTATGTGTGAATTGAATATTAATCCTACGCTTATGTCTCCTTATGGGGAAATCAAGAATGTTTCAAGGCGTTATGCTGGTGGAGAACCTGTTGGTTGGAATCTCAAGGTTGAAAATTATCACAATAGCGGTCAACCAATTAAGGGTCGGTTGACCTTTTGCCTAATGGATAGATTTGAGCGTTTGTGGACTGATTCACAAATGGGAACTCTACCTTCTTTGAAGTTGGATGATTGTTCTAAGTTAGTTCTTGAAAATGACGGTAAGGTTGTTTCTGCAAGGTTCCAAGACAACGAGTTTTACGAAAGGGCTTGGCTTGAAGACACTAGCACTTACTTAGAATACGCACGAATAGATGTAAAATTGTGTGTGGATATTGACGAAAAACTCAATGTTAGTGAGAATCAGTTAGCCCTACAACGATTGATTGGCTGTCCGTTTGAAAACACATATCACAATTCACAGATGGCTGGTGTTTATTTTATGAAGAAGGCTGATTGGGTTCCTCCTACCGGACTGAAAGGTTCAAAGGAAAACTTTGAAGCGGCTTTCGTCATGGACCCCAACGAAGAAAGCACCTATGGACAACATGAAAATGTGGCTATTTTTGACTTTAAATCACTATACCCATCAATGATGGCTTCAATGAATATTTCTTGGGAAACCAAATCAAAAGAAGGCTACCCTGTTTGGTGGGACACCCCTAAGAATTTGAAACCCTACGATGGGAAACCCGACATCTATTTCAGTAAGGGAAAGGAAGGTGTGTTACCTCAAGCGGTTAAGGAGTTAATGGAGATGCGAGATTCTTATAAGAAACTACGCTCCCAAGCAACCACGGACGAAGAGTATCAAAAGTGGGATTCAGCACAAATGGCTACTAAGCGGGTTGTGAACGCATTCTACGGTATTCTAGCAAAGGATGGCTATGGCTGGGGAGACATGGAGATGGCTAAATCAATCACGGCTTCTGCTCGTAGGGCTATGAGAATGACGGCTTTCTACGCCCAAGGACTCGGCTACGAAGTTATCTATGGACACACGGATTCTGTTTTTATCAAGGTTACAGGTGTAGAAGATGCATTGGAGTTGCGTGAAAAATTAAACGACTATATTTCAAAGCAAGTTTTTCGTGAGCCTGTTGAGTTAGAATTTGAGAAGTTTGCTTCTAAGTTTTTCCTGTCAAAGAAAAAGAACCGATATTGTGGTTGGCTTTCATGGAAGGACGGAGACTTTTTATCCGAGGACAAATTCTTCGTGATGGGCTTTGAAATGAAGAAAAGTAATGAAACCCCG